ACTCTGGGAAAAGGTGTAAGTGTCTTGGTAAATTTATCCCTACTTCAAGAAGAATGTTGTGTGGCTACCATAAGGGTGCAAAATCCTGGGATAACAAAACAAAAAAGTATAAAGGATTATACAAGAATGATAATATCAATATACAAAACAAGATTAATATATTAAAAAACTTAAAGAACTTTAAACATAAAACAGATGACGAAATCAAAGAGTATATCCTCCAAGAAAAAGAACGAGCTAAGTCTCAACGATACAGAACAAAATACTATTCTCGCCACTATTTACGATGGAGGAATACCTCATATCGTAATCAAAGACACCTTAAAGATCAGCTTGATGTCTTTTTACAAATACTTGGATCTAAATCCAAAGTTTAAAGAGGAGTTTTTGAAAGCTCAAGAGGTAGGTATCAAGACACTTGTTGAAAAGATGTTAGCTATCTTTCAATCTGATACTACTGAAATGTCTAATGAAGAACTCTTATTTTTAAGAGAGAAACAAAACTATATTAAATGGTTAGCACCAAGAATCAGTAGTTTATTTACAGAGAAACAAAAGATCGATGTCAAAAGTGATTCAGTAGTTAAAATTTCTTGGGAAGATAATCAGGATAATTTGATTGATGTATCAGGGGATATAACAGACATACCCCCTGATAATAAAGATTAGGTACTTCTTTTAATCATTACATCAATGGCTATGTTGTGTAATAATTCATCTTTAAATTCTGTAATAGCTTTTTTTAATTTGTTATGATCTTTAATGTGTTGTAAATCGTGTATGCGATCAGCAACATAAAAGATACATATTCTATCATCAGGTTTGTATTCTTTTTGTTTCTTTTTCACAGCTTTCCCTCCTCTATAATAGCAGTTTTAAATTCTTTTAATTCTTTTAATTCTGCATTTTTTTTAGCTTCTTTTTTATCCTCTAACCAATCGTTTATTTCTTCCTTATTATCTTCATAATAAGACAATAAGATTTTCTTTTTCATACCATATAATAGATCACCACATTGTCCATACTCTGATTTACCATTACAATAATACAACCATGTCGCAGCACCCTCTACCCAATAGATAGATCCTTGACACTTACCATTTTTATCTGTTCCAAAATAAAGATTATCTGTTTGTGAACCATCTCTTAAATCATCTTCACAATAATCTCTAACAGCTTGTATCTTTTGTTCTTTGTTCATAGCTTTCCCTTTGTTGTTTTTGTTTATAGTTTCTTATGATTGTCTTTGCCATAACTCCATTGGCACTCATAAGATTTAAGAAAGTTAATCTTGCTAACTCCCTTAAATTTTGTTGTGTTAATTGTTTATTCATCTAAAATATTATAGCTCCAAGAATAAACCCTACTAAAAATATGATCCATTCAGGTCTATATTGTAGCTCTAATTGTTGCCATTCGTGTTTAGTTTTACCTAGTATTATCATTGGTCCTCGCTTTCTATTTTTATATTTTCACTTCCACAACTTACACAAACTTCGGTCATCATTGCTAAATCGTGCCAACTATAACTTTTATCTGGGTTTTCTTGAAACTCTTTAAAAAGAGTACCCTCATCACATCCACAATCTAAACACTTCATATCGCACCCCCTTTCAATTCAATTATTAATTGTTCTATTTGTGGTCCATGTTTTAAACCTAGATATATTATATAGAACATAGCCAGAAATAAAACATAATCCAAAAAGTTAAGTATATTTTTAATCATTATGCGACCTCTTCTAATTGATTTCTATAATCTGATACTATCTGTTCACCAATTATATAAACATACATATTAACAACCTTTTCTGGATCACTAAAATCAGTGTTGACCTCACCAAAATTGTCATTCTCGTATTGTTTAATTAAATCTATTATATTAAATACTTGATCGCCTAACCATTTTTTAGCTTCATAAGTACCGATAATATAATAATCTGAATTAAAACAATGATGATGTAAGTCATCTATATTGTCAGTAATCCATTCTTTATTTTGCTCTTCAATCCAATCTTCAAAATGAGATTTGATTTCATCATATTTATATTGTGTCATTGTTTCCTCTTTCATTTGTTGAGTGGTTAAGACTAATAAGCTCGGCTTGAATTCTGAACCCAGTGACCAATGCCAACGAATATTTTTTCTTAACCACAAATAACCATTTAGTATAATTAATTATTATTGTCAATCCTAAAAGTATATTTTTTTTATGTGTGATATTTATGCAACACTTGTAGTTTAGAATAATTCTAAAGTAATTTAATTAAAAATAATACTTGCATATATATAAATTGGATATATAAAGAGATTAAACAAATAAACAAAGAGGTATAAAATGATAATAACAAGACCACATAAAAACATCATTAGAATTTTACTAGATGATGTTAAGGAAAAAACAAAAGCATATAAATACTTAATTGGTGAAGGTTGTGTTAAGACTAAATATGTCGAGCCATTTTTAGTAGCAGCTCCAGAGTATCTTGGTCAATTAAAAAATGAGGTATCAAATGATTAAAAAAATAAACTTAATGTATAGACGATTAATGTTTAAATATTCAAAACAAGACATGAAAGCTATATTAAAATACGATCCATTAGATATATTAAATTAATAATAAACAATTAAACCCACTGATGATTAATTTTATTGGTGGGTTTTTTTTGTGCGATCCTGGAATAAAGGACCTAGAAATATAATTGTTATTAAACTTGCTATTCTAATATATATCGCAGCTGCGATTATTTCCCATAAAATATCGGTCAATAATACTGACCAATCTATTTCCGATAATTAATAGTTATAGGAATTTCTATTGATAAGCATAAGTTATCATTAGTAATATTGTACAGCTTAACCTACTTTTTTGATTTGCTTGACCCCCCTATACCCCCAGATTGCACCGCAGTTTATTATATATATATACATGGGACTCGAGGACTCCCTTACACACACCCACATCTTCATCTTGCCAGACCACCAATAATAAACTAGATATAGTATATGAAGCCTTTTGACCTAGAAGATATAGAATCAGTTGCTTATGTTGATAAAGATAACAATGATGTTATTATAAAGTTTGTTGGTTTTCCAACAGAAGTAGCTTCGCAGCTATTTATTACTTATGCTATGTTTTGTATTGGCTTTGATTTTGAACCTGTAGATAGTATGCCTAGTACAAAGATACACTAGATATGGATATTAAAATACCCTACACACCAAGAAAGCATCAAGCATACCTACATAAAAAAATATCAGAAAACAGATGGAATGTATTGGTTTGTCATAGAAGGTTTGGCAAAACAGTTTGCATGATCAATCATTTAATTAGGTCAGCATTGTTGTCCAAAAATAAGAACCCTAGGTATGCCTATATAGCACCCACCTTTAAACAAGCGAAAAGTATTGCTTGGGATTATATGAAACAGTTTACAGCAAAGATACCTTATACAAAATTTAACGAAACAGAACTAAGAGTTGATCTACCCAATGGCAGCAGAATAACATTACTAGGTTCAGAAAACTCAGATGGCTTGAGAGGTATATACCTTGATGGTTGTGTGATTGATGAGTACGCAAATGTAAACGAAAGATTGTTTCCAGAAATAATTAGACCTGCACTATCAGATAGAAAAGGTTATTGCGTGTTTATTGGTACACCACAAGGCATGAACAATAATTTCTATGAACTATATCAACATGCACAAGGAGCTGATGATTGGTTCAACTACAAGGCAAAAGCTAGTCAAACAAAAATAGTAGATGATGAAGAATTACAAAAGGCAAAAGAGGTTATGGGTGAAAAGAAGTATCTGCAAGAGTTTGAATGTGATTGGATAGCAAACATAGAAGGTGCAGTATATTCAGATGTTTTAGCAAAGATGGAAGATCAAAAGCAACTAACAAGAGTGCCATACGATCCAAGTCTACCAGTATCAACATCATGGGATCTTGGAGTCTCAGATCATTCTGCAATAATATTTTATCAGCAGCTAGGAAGATCAATTAATATTATTGATTACCATGAAGAACGAGGTCAAGGTTTACCACACTACGTGCAGATCATTAAGGATAAAGATTATGTTTACAAAGATCATTTTGCACCACATGACATAGAAGTTACAGATTTCAGTAATGGTAAGACCCGAAGAGAGGTCGCCTATCAATTAGGAGTTAGGTTCAAGGTCGTACCAAAAATACCATTAGAAGATGGTATACACGCAACCACAATGACTCTGCCTAGATG